CAGGCGGATAGCATTTCCAGAGCCTTGGCGCCGTCCGGAGTCGCCGCGTCGAGGCTGACGTTTTCGTGGGTACGAAAGTATTCAACCACGCAATAGCACACGGGGAACAGCGGATCGGTCGGCGTCAGCGCCTTGGCCCCGATGGCTGGCAACTCGCCGCTGTGAATCAGCAGCGTGCTGATGTCCGCCACGGGCACCAGCTTTAAACCCACGGCGAGGCGCGTGTTGAGCTTGTCGGCGGCCTGCTGATCTGTTAGGCCGGTATACGCGGGCAAGGCAAGTTCAGTCTGTAGCGGAGTCGGCATGGGAAAGTCCTCCAAGAGCGATTACGAGTAGGTGGCCGCGTGCCACGCCGGCGCGCGGCCGCTCCAGGTCGGCTTGACGGTGAAGTCCCATGTCACCGCGTCTTCAAGCTTCTCTGACCGCTTGAAGTCCAGCACTTCGCCGTCGAAGTCCGGCCCCTCGCCGTTGGCGTTGTCCAAGATCATAAACGCCTTAGGAGTGCCGGAAACGAATGCCGAAATGAGTGCCTCGCCCAGCGTGTCGCTCGGGTCGGCGACGATGGTGAACTTGATGGAAAGTTCAACAAGCGTGCCGCGATAGAGCATGTAGGCGCAGCCGCGGCGCGGTGTCTTGGCCTCGGCACGCTTCATTTCGATCTCCACGTCGCCGACGGTGGATAGCAAGTTGCCGGAGCCAGGCGAGAGCGACGTGCCGGCCGTATCGACGTAAACCTTGGCGTTCAGCGAAATAAGCGGGCGATCAGGTGCGGGCATGACTTTGGTCTCCTAGTGGACTGAGTTCGCCCACAGGGGCGGAAGTTTGGGGAGTTCCTTTTCCAGCGCCGGACCCATATAAGGCCGCGCGGCCAACGGCGCCGGACCGAGGAACTGCGGGCCGTACAACTCCTCGTTCAGATCGTTGGCTCGATCCGCCTGGGCCGGCGTAGTGAGCCTGGCGTAGGTGACTAGAACCGGGCCGCGGAGCGAATCCTTGACGCGCTTCGTTGATCGCCCAGTCCCGCCGGAGCTTGCACGGCGGACGCTTCCGGTAAAGCGAATCTCGCCCGTGCCGCCTACCACCCGCTTGCGGCGGCGGCGGTTGACGCGGCCAGAAACCTGGCCACCCAGCTCGAGCGCACGCGGCGCAGTCCCTGCGCCAAACGGCGTCGGGCCGATGACCACGCTCCGCGTCGCCTCGTCGTAGCTGAAGAAGATCAACTCCTTCAGCGTGCCGACGTGGGAATGCGGCGGCCGGCCGGGTTTCGCCGGTGACTTGGCCTTGCGAATCGACCCCTTGGCCGTGCGGCGGATGAATGCACCGCCCTTTGACAAGGCGTCGGCGTTGGCCCGACCAACGGCTTCAATCACCTGCTGGCGATCGAAGAAGCTGTTTTTCACGTTGAATACTGCATTCATCGCATCACACGAAACGTCAGTGCCAAGAGACTGGTAAACTGACTGTTCTCTTTGAGGTGTTTGGGGTCGTAAATGGGAATGTTCTCGGTCTTAGTCCAACTGGCCTGCTCATAGCCAGCCAAGAGCTTGTGGCGAAATAGGTCGTCGATCTCCTGCACGAACGACATTAAGCCGTCGATTGCCGCCTCGTCTAATCCCGGCGGATCGCTCTTCGCCACCCGCTTCTGCACGGCAACGTGGATTTTGTATTTGGCCCAGTCGCGGCTGCGATCGGCGATCTCCTCGTCCAATTCCGCCGGCACGACCGAGACATGGAGCGTATCCATCTCCTTTAGATCAAACTCCGGCAAGTAGTAACGCTTGGCCGTAATCGATTGGCTCAGTTGTGACGCATTCAGAGCGGCGACCACGGCGTCGGCGATGTCCACGGCGATCGACATCAACTTACCTCGACTTCCTTCGTATGAATGCGGAGCGTCTTATGAAAGGAATCGCTCCAGCGCCAGCACGGTTCTTTGCCCGGCGCGGTTACCTCATAATTGAACGTCATCTCGCCGTCGGTTTGCTGAATCTTGTCGCCGCGCTGGGGAAAGGCCGGCGAACCACCCAAGACCAAGTCCGACGCCAATACCAAAAAATCCCGCGACTCGCTCCGCACCAGCATGCCGTAGCCGTCGTCGACCTCGAAGGTCGTCTTGCCGATCGTGGCCGAAACGCTGGCGGTCTGACTGCCGCGCAGGTACTCAACCGTGGAAACGGCGAACTGACTGCGTCGGTCTTCCAGCCACTGCGATGCCTTTGCAAGAACGTTCGATGACATGGTTCCTCTACCGATTTCACTGGAAGAGGCGAACCCGCACCACCGTGTCGGCGTCGGCGCAGACGGCAATCGTCTTGCCCACGAGCTTGTGCCCTGTGGCCGTGGTCGTGACCACCGTGTTCGTGGCATCCCAGTAGACCGACGTGCCGGCCGCCAACCCCGTGCTTGCGCCCGTGGCCTTCGGAAAGCTGAACACTCCCTCGACGGCCAAAGCGCCGAGCGTGTTGGCCGGGATCGGCTTGCGCGCCACGCCCACCATGTCGCCTTGCACGATCACGTCGCCGGCGGCCACGTCGCTGCTGGGTGTGTAATCCACATAGTCGTCGTCTTGGATGTAAATTGCGGTTGCCATGTTTCAGTTCTCCTTTTCTGGAGGAAAGTGGTTCTCAGACGTCGCCCTTGCTCTTCACGCCGGCCCGGTTGTCCTGCAGGGCCACGCCGAAGTCGTGGTAGCCGCGCATCTGGACACCCAGGACGCTGAAGTCGGCCTCGGCCGTTTCGATCGTCGGCGACTCCTGGCCGTTGAGGAATGCGACCTCAATGACCGCCAGGTCATTGGGATCGGACAGCAAATACCACGCTTTGGCAGAGTTTCCCGTGTAGTGGCTGTTGGCCAGGTAGCGGCTCACGGCCACGCGGAACTTGCCCTGGTGCGGGTTGGCGATCGGGTACTTCGTGCTGGCCGTGGTGTCGCGGATCTCCAGCGACCGCCAGAGCTGCGTGCCCATGGCGCTGAGCGCTGTCGGCACCAAGCAAATGGCCGGCATGATGCCGATCGGCTTGCCATCGCTGTCGACCAGGTTCATGAATGTCGCCTCGGCCAGCGTCAGGCCATCGATCCCCAGGACCGTGTTCGTACCGGTCAGGTAGTTGTTCGCACCGGACGTGAAGAACGCGCTGTTATTCAGAAAGGTGGCCCAGAAGACGTCGTTGATCTTCAGGCCCGAACCGCGGCCCAGCTTGCGGGGCACCGTGGTAATGGCGCCCAGGTCGTCGTTGATGATGTCCCGGCGATCAACGGAGAGCACGAGGCCGTAGGTGTCGGCTTTGTTGGTATACGACTCGTTGCCCAGCGTGCCGTGCTTGAGTTCGCCGCCCGGAGCGACCTGCTCGTACTGGTCCGTCCCGATCAGACGGTAGCTCGTGACCGTTTTGAAGTCGTTGACGTTTCGCGAGGCAGAAATGTCGCGCCAGGTGCTCTCCACCGAGAAGAACCCGTCCAAGAGGAATTTGTTGGCAACGTTTGAGAGGATGCCGCCGATGTCGACGGTCGAGAATCCGGCCTCCAGTTCCGGCTTGAAAGCGAATCGCAGCACGCTGCGGCTGTCGCGGAAGTTGCGGCCGGTGTAGCCGTTGGCCCAAGCCGCCTCAAGCAAAAGCTCCTGCAGCCCGATCCCGCCACGGAAACGGCGCTGGGCTGCCTCAAGCGTCGGCTCGGCATAGTGCTTCTCGATGCCTTCGAGCTTGGCCGACAGCATGCAGGCCGCCTCGAGAACTGACGTGTTCACCGAGTCGTCGCGCATGTGCAGTGCCGGGGCTTTTGGCCGGCCAGCACGGAGGATTTCGAGTTCACAGCGGGTCATGTCCCAGCCATCCTGAATGGCTTGGGCCTCGATCTCCGGGAACCGGCCGGCACAAAGCTGCCGGATCGTGCCGATCCGCTTGCTCTCGGCCACGGCGCCGTCGCGCATCGCGGCGATCGTTGGATCGACGGCATTGGCCTGCGCTGTGGTAGTGGGAGCGGCCGCCTGGACGGGCGACGGTGCCGGCTTAGCGGCGGGTTCGGTCGCGGCAACGGGGGCCAGACTGGTGGAAGTGTCGATTTCCATTGTGCTCTTCTCCTTCGGAGGTTGTGAGGCGGCGGCCGCCACTTGGGCGCTTGTCTGACCGTCTGCCCCGATATCCACGAAACTGATTTCACCGAGCGTCGACTTGCGGACGACGTTCACCGGCCCCGAGAACTCGCGACCGTTGACGATAGCCGACTGGCCATCCTTGACGAACTCGAACTCCTCGACACTGGCGCCGATGGACGCCTGCCAGGGAAAGCCATTGCGAGCCGAGGCGACGATCTCCTTCGCGGCGGATGTGTCGCGCGAGACGACGCCGGCGGCCAGAAGCTTGCCATCCTCGATCCGGATCTGGTCGGTGTGGCCCACGCCGCTGGCCATGTCGTGGCCGAAACGGATCGGCCGATTCTGCGTCGGCACTCCCAGACCCGCTAGGTCCACGATGACCGGGTATCGCCAACCGGCGATCCGCATTGGGCCGCCCGTGTAGGCGACCATCGAGAAACGCGGCAAGCGAGGCTTTCCCTCGGCGCTGACCTGTTCGGCATCGGCAAAGGCCTCGATCGTCACGCCGCCGGGTTCACTCAGCATTGCAAGGATGCTGGTGTTCTCGGCTTCCGCCTGATCGTTTGGCTTCTCAGTCTTCTGTGTCGGGCGTGGCATAGTCTGCCTCCGGATCGGGTGTGTCGGCCGTCTGGCCGGTCGGGCTCGTCGGAGCGAGCGGTGTGGAGGGAGTTGGCGTGAGGCCCAACTCGATCATCAACGCGACTTCCTTGGCCCGCTGGCGGATCTCGACTTCCCAGTCGCGCCCCTGCTTGGCAAACTCGCTGGCCAACGTGGTCGTGTTGTTCGCCAGGCGAAGTTGCTGGGCCTGGGCCTCCTTGGCCGGATCGACGTGTTCCTGCCCGTCCCAGAACCACTGGTGCGTGAAGTCGGAATTGATGCGACGTGCTGACTGCGGCAGGAGTCCTTCCACAAGCGCTGCCTCGTCAAGCCAGGCACGGAAGATGCGATCCAGCGCCACCAGTTCAATGCGCGACCGGTCGACGCGGATCGACTTGAAGTACGTTTGATGGTCGAGTCGGCCCGAGGCGTAGTTGTAGCCCGACGAATTGCCGGCCGCGACGTTAAAGGGCATGTTCAAACAGCGGGCGATTTCGTTGAGGATCTCCTTCTTGAATTCGCCGTAAGTCGTTGACGGTTGCTCGGCATGGACCTGGCCCATCTTCCAGCCGCCTGGCATGGTCACTAGAGCCCGCGACTCCAGCTCGATGGTGTCCATCGGTTCGACCGCCTCCGCCTCGCCGTTGGCCGGCGCATCCGTGTAGAGGATTCCGGCGAAGTCGGCAGCCGTTTCCGCGGCGCCCAGAACCGCCAGCGTGAATCGCCGAAGCTGCGCAAACAGCGGAAGCGCCGGCATGATCTCGGGCAGACCGCGCTGCTGACCGGGGCGGTCAACGCGAAACAGGTGAACCACCGATGCGGCCGGGATGCGATCGTATTCGGCCGTGAACGGCACCATCACGTTGCCGGGGTGCTCGCGCAGCACATCGTATTCACGCGGGTTGCCGTGCTCGTCGAAGATGATCCCGTCGATGCGGTCTTTCTGCGGAAAGATCAGGTAAGGAGAACTGACCTGGTCGGCCTCGACGAGCTTCAGGTCGAGCGTGACCGGATTGTCGAGCTTGGAATTGTTGACCAGGAGCGCAAACCCCTCGCCGTCTTGGATCTGGGCCAGCCGCATGGTCCGCAGTTTTTCGGCCAGGTTTATGGCGTCAGCCCACTTGGAAAACGCCCGTTCGATCTGACCGTTGGCATCGGGGTTGCCCGTAAGCATCTGAAGTCGCGGTCCGGTGCCGACGACGTCATTGGCAAGCGTCGAGACGATTCCGCGGGCATAGCTATT